TCACCCGTTCAGACGGTCGGCCACGATCGAGAGCGCCCGCTGCCAGCGCCGCCACGCTGTGGTCCGATCGCAGCCGAAGCGGGCGCAGATGTCGCGCCAGCGGTGGCGCTCGGCACGCATCCACACGAGATGCCGTTCCTCTTCCTCCAGCCACAAGACCCAGCGCATGGTCTCGAGCATCCGCTCGACCGTCTCGGGTGCAGGCGGGAAGCGCCGGATCGTGGGTTCGGCCCCCAGCGTCTCCCAGGGCATGCGCCGAATCGCCGGCCAGGTGTTGAAGTAGCCCTGCACGCGCACGGGCGGCAGGCGGTGGGCGGTGATGGCGGCCTCCCGGAAGCGCTCGGCCACCTGCTCGATGGTCCACTCAGCCATGGCGCGCCTCCCGGGCTCCATCCCGTGGTCCATAGAGCCGCTCGCCGATGCGGCGGATCAGCTCGCGCTCCGTCCAGTGAAGCCGTTCATCGTCCAGGCCGACCACGAGCAGGCGCTGTTCGCGCCAGCCCTGGCGCTTGACGGCTTCCACGTCCATCGGCTCGGGCTGCAGGCGTGCCAGCGGGCAGCGGTAGCGAGGGGTCGGGATGTCCATCTCACGCCTCCTGCGCCGCGTCGTGGAGCGGGAGGGCCCAGTGCAACAGCGCCAAGGCGTCGGCCTCGTTGTCGTCCGCCGGGGCGTGACCCCGGCGACGCACGGCCGCCATCACCGCGTCCTTACCGGCGCGGCCAGAGCCGGTGGCGTGCTTCTTGATCGTGCCCACCGGCACGCCCTGGTAGGGAATGCCGTGGTGCTCGCACCAGGCCGTGAGCGTGGCCAGGAACCCGCCGTAGGCGTGCGCCGCGTCGGTCGAGACGTGGCGGCGCACTTCCTCGAAGACCAGCGCGTCGATCCCGTCGGCGTGGGCCTTCAGTTCGGTGATCCAGCGCTTGAAGCGCAGGAAACGCATGCCGCCGCCTTCGAAGCGTCGGGGCTTGAAGGATTGGCTGCCGCTGGTGATTCGGCCCGTGCGGTCGCGCAGCGCCCAGCCGGTGGTGGTGCCCAGGTCCAGGGCCAGGATCGTGGTGTGCATGGTGTCAGTCCTCGTTCGGTGGGGACTGACGCATCCGACGCACGATATCGATAGTTCCCGTGAGGCGCGCGCACGCGCGCGCGCGTAGAGACTTACGATGGACAGCGTCAGATGCGTCAGTCCTGTCGGTGGTCACGGGTGTTCAGTCGTCGGCATAGGGGGTGTAGGCGGGCTGCATCGGGTGCTTGAGACCCACGCCACGGAAGCCCCGGATGCCGGCGGCGTTGCGCCATTTCTCGACGCCGCGGGTGATCAAGAGGTCGGAGAAGCGGCGCTGTGAGCCGACGAACTCGCCGGCGGCCTCCGCCCACTGCTTCCAGTCGGTGAACAGTTCGGCGGTCAGTGACTTGGCATTGGCCTCGCGCACGCAGCGCTCCTCCAGCCAGCGGCCCAGCGCGTCCTCGGCTTCGAAGTACTCCTCGGTGGCGGCCACGACCTGCGGCGGCGGATCGAGCCGGCCCAGGCGCTGCCAGGCCAGGCACCCTTCCAGCGCCCAGGCCAGGATGCCGTCCCGCTCGGCCAGCAACTTCTGCTGCAGGTGTTTGTCGCGCCGCTCGGGCGGCACGGTGATCGTGAAGGGGATCAGGTGCAGCCGGCGCTTCATCGCCTCGTCCACGTTGCGGATCGCGGGCTTGTGGTTGCCGGCGATGACCAGCTTGAACTGGGGCGTGTACTCGAAGAAGTCCTGGCGCATGAAGCGCGCCGAGACCTTGTCGCCGCCGGTGATGGCCTTGACCTTGGACTCGTTCCAGCGCCGGCCCTGCTCGGTTTCGATCGAGGCCACGAAGCGCGCCCCGCGCAGGCCCGCCATGTCGGTCGGATGGCGGTCGCCGCGCGCCTCCATGAAGGTGTCCATCGGCGCGCTGGCGGCGTAATCGCCGAGGATCGTGGCCAAGGTGTTGACGAACACCGACTTGCCGTTGGCGCCGGTGCCGTAGAGGAAGAACAGCGCATGCTCCTGGGTCGAGCCGGTCAGGCAGTAGCCGCTGACGCGCTGCAAATAGGCTTGCAGGTCCGCGTCGCCGCCGGTGACTTCGGCAAGGAAGCGCCGCCAGGTCGGGCAGTCGCCGCCGGGCGTGGCGGTGGTGATCTTGGTCATGCGGTCGGCGCGGTCGTGTGCGCGCAGGCGCCCCGTCCTGAGGTCGACCACGCCGCCCGGCGTGTTGAGCGCGAAGGGATCGGCATCCCACTCGTCGGAGGTGGAGGCATGTCGCCGGTCGGTGCGGGCGAGCCGCTCCACGCCGCCCACCGTGCTGCTGGCGGCGAGCTTGGCCGCGAGCCGGTGCGAGTCGGCCTCGAGGGCGGCCTCGCGGCAGATCGTGCGGATGAGGTGGTGCACCAGCAGCGTCTCGTCCGCCTGCCAGCGCCGGCCGTCCCACACCAGCCAGCGGCCCCAGGCCGCCACGTAGCGCCAGTCGCGGTGGTAGCGCCGGGTGAAGGCCAGCGCCAGGGCATCTTCGGTGCCCCACACCGATTCATCCGCGCCGATCACCGGCTCGCCGGGGTCCGCAATGTCATGCACCTGCACACGCGGACCGTGGGCGAGGAAGGCCGCGACGTCGAAGCCCTCGGCCACGGCATCGGCCGCATCCCAGCCCTCGGCGGTTTCCTCGGGTGGGTAGAGGATGTGGCAGGACTTCGCGCCGGCGGACAGGATGGCCTGAGCCGCTTGCACCGCGTACTCCCAGCCCGGCTTGTCGCGGTCGGGCCAGATCAGCACCGCCTTGCCTGCCAGCGGCGTCCAGTCGGTCTTGTCCACCGGGGCGTTAGCCCCGTGCATCGCGGTGGTGGCGCACACGCCGGCGTCGATCAAGGCCTGGGCGCATTTCTCGCCCTCGACCAGCACGACCTGGGCGGCGTCCTGGATCCCCGGCTGGTTGTACAGCGGCCGCGGCTCGGGCGGGGCCATCTTGCGCCGTTTGGCGTCCCAGGGCCGGAATTCCTTCTTGCGCCCGGGCGGGTCGTAGCGGTAGACGACGGCGATGAGGCGCCCTTGCGCATCCAGATAGTCCCACTTGGCGGTGGCCGGGCCGAGGTCGTCGATCGAGGCCTTCTTGGCCGCCTTGCGCGGCGGTGCCGTGGGCGCTCGGCCGACGAGGTCCTCGGCCAGGTCGAGGACGCGGGCGAAGTCGCCGTGCACGTCCACGCCGAAGTGGGCGCCGATCAGGTGGAACACATCGCCGCCGGAGCCTTCGGCGCGGTCGGTCCACAGTCCCGCCTTGTCCCCAATGAGCACGACTTCCAGGCTGTCGCCCGGGCTGCCGAGCACGTCGCCGATGACGAACTTGCCGCGGCGCTTCTTTCCAGCGGGGAACAGGGTGAACAGCACCGACTCCAGCCTCGCGAGCAGCGCGGCGCGCACGGCCTCGCGGCGTTCGGACGCCGGGATCTCGGGCGCGGGTGCGGTGTCATTGAAGTCCAGCATCCGACTCCTCCTCGTGCCCTGCGTCGGCCGTGAGCAGGGCTTGACGTTCCTCCATCCACGCCATCAGTTCGGAGAGCTTGAAACGCAGCAGCTTGCCCACCCGGTAGTGCGGCAGGCGCAGACGTCGGCGCTCCTTCGCGTGCGTGAGCCAGTAGTGCGGCAGATTGAGCGCCAGTGCCGCCTCGCGTGCGTCGATCAGGCGCTCCCCGAGCACCGGGTGCAGCGGTGTCTCGTTCATGCCGCGGCCCTCCAGCACCGGTCCTGCCACGGGCACATCCGGCACTCGACATGGGTGGGATCGGAGAACGAGCGCGGCAGCAGTTCGCCCGCCTCGGCGGCCGTGATGACCTTCACGGCCCGGTCGGACATGCGCTGCGCCAACGCCGCATCGAACGGCACCAGCTCGGCGTGGATCTCCATCGTGTCGGCGTTCACCGCCGTGAACAGCGCCGGGTGCGCGTGCAGCCCCAGGTAGGCCTGGTAGAGCGCCACTTGCGCGGCGTAGACCGGCTTGGCCACCGCGAGTCGGTGCCTCTCCAACTCGCGCCACGATTTGGCGCCCAGGCACTTGTTCTCCCACAGCGCCGGGTAGCCGGAACCGAACCCCAGGTCGGGCCCGGCGACGAGCACCCCATCGACGTGGCCCTGCAGGCGCCCGTCCAGCGCCGAGAAGCCGAATTGCTCCCCCGCGTCGTTACGCGTGCGCAGATCGAAGCCCGCCGCGCGCAGCCATCCGACCATGCAGTCCTTGATGAGGTGGCCGCGCTCGAAGACGCGCAGCAAGCGGCCGTCGGTCTCGCGACCCGGATCGACCGGGGCGTCGGCAAACTCGTACTGCAGCGCGCGCTCGCAGGCGGCCCCGAGGCGCGAGGCGCCCAGGTAGGTGCGGCGAGGCTGCGCCGCGCGAGACTGCTGCATCCCGGCATCGATCAGCGCCGTGAGCTGACCCGACAGGCTCTTGGAGGCGTTGAAGTCCATCATCGCCGCGCCTCCTTGGGTGCTGCCGTGCGTGCCGTCTGCGCTTGAGCCTTCGGCTCCTCCCACGGCAGATCGTCCTCGAGGTCGGCGAAGGGGTCGGACACCGGGTCTTTCAAGCCCCGCACCGGCGGATACTTGGTCGCCTCGTGGTGCTCGACCATCGCCTCCGTGTAGCAGGTGACGATGGCGTCGACCACCTGGAGCGCCTCGGCCTCGGAATACTCGCCCAGCGGCTTGGCAAAGCCGATCTCGCCCGCGACCTCGCCGAAGGCCTTGAGGCACTTCTTCATCGCGGCCAGTTCGACGTCAGACGGGTCGATCATGGCCACCTCCGTCTTGGGCGTGTGTCCTTCCTGCACGCGCAGCCAGTGGCCGTAGAGCGCATGAAACGCCTGCTGGCAACGCCGCGAGCAGAACACCCAGTCGATCGGATAGCGCCGGGCGTCGCCCACCGGATGCCGAAGGTCCGTGTGGCCGTAGCCGCGCGCCTGTCGTTTGCAGACCCAGCACTTGCCGCTCATTGCATTCGCTCTCGCCTTCGGCTTCGCGAAACTTCGCTTCGCTCGTTTTCATCGCCCCTCCTCTCACTGCGCCCAGGCCGGCTTGCCCGGCACGGCGGGGCGTTGCGGGGCGGGCGGCGTGGGGATCGCACGGGGCGGGGCGACCGCCGCCGGGGCGCCACCGTTGCCGGTACCGGGGGCCTTCGGCGGCACGCCCATCAGGCGGACGTAGTCCGGGTGGTCGGGCTCGACGGCGTTTCGGATGACGTTCTTCAAGTCGCCGCGGCCGTCCTTCTCGATGTCGATGCGGGCGAGGAACTCGATGCCATCCAGCTCATGAAAGCCCTGGATGCGCCGCGCGGCGGCCGCCTGCGGGCTCATGTCCTGGGGATGGACGTTGCGGGCGGAATTGAGCACGGCGCGCACGAAGCTGCGCCCCATCTGGCCCCAGGCCGGGCCCTTCGGGGAATGCAGGCCGATGTTGCTCCAGAGCTTGCGCCGGGCGTACTCGCCCTCCAGCACCACGAACTCGGCCGCCAGATAGACCGAGCCAGTTCCAAAGCTCTGCGTGGCGTAGCCGCCGGTCCACCCCTGGGCCGGGTCATCGAAGCCCCCGGGCTTGAGCGTCATGCGCACGCGGGCGAGCGTGCCCTTGGGGATGAGGTCGAAGTGCTGCTGCTGTTCGGCGTCGTTGAAATCGTTCCATGCGGACATGGCTTACTCCTTGGATGCAGTGGGGGATGGCGGGATTCGGGTGGCAGCGGCGCACTTGTCGATCAGCGCGCGCAGGTTCGGCGGCTCCAGCAACTCGAGCTGGCCGCTGCGGTCCTTGGCCGGATAGCCGTAGGGGTTCAGGGTGTGGGTGACGAAGGCGCGGTAGGCGCTGCCGTCCTCGGCCTTGATCTCGGCCAAGGTGACGACTTCATCGACGATGCCGGGCAACTCGGCTGCGGTCTTGGCGCCCTCGATCTGCGGCACGAAGACCTTGCGGTTGAAGTCGTCCAGGCGCTCGTCGAGGATGGCCACGAACACCACGTGCTTGCCGCGCGCGTGCTGCAGGTGGGTCAGCGCCCCGATGAGTTCCGAGCCGAGCAGGCCGTAGGCGCCCCGGGTGTCGGGCTTGCCAGTGCGCTCGCTGTAGGCCTGCGGCTGGGTCTTGGCCCAGACGAGCGCCAGGCGCGCGAGTACGGTGATGCTGTCGACGAAGTAGGTGTCGTACTTCGCTAGTTGCGCGGGATCGCCGTAGCGCTCGCACACATGCCGGTAGTGCGCCTCGGAGAACGGTGCGTCCACGGGCAGCGCCGGGTTCGGGCCGGCGAGGAACACCACGAGATCGCGGAACTCCGGCCAGGTGCTCGGGCGCACGCAGTCGCCGCGCCAGTCCTTGACGGCCAGATCCCCGGCCTCGAGGTCGACGAACAGGGTCGATCCTTCCGGCAGCGTCTTGAGCTGGCTGGTCTTGCCGATGCCGCTCTTGCCCAGCAGCACGAGCTTGACGCCCTGCTTCTCGCGCAGCCGCTGGTCGGCGGTGATGATGGGGAGGGCCATCACGCCACCTCCTTCAGCCGCTCCGCGACCGCCGGGTTCCAGAGGATCTGGTAGCCGCTGTGCCCGTTGCGCGAGTACGGCATGGCTTCGGCCCAAGCCTCGCCGGCTTCGGTCAGTTCCCACTCGTCCCGCTCGTTGCGCAACTGCAGGCCGTGTTGGGCCAGGCGCTGGTTGGTGGCCTTGGCCGACAGGCCGAGCAGCCTGCCGAGCTGGGTGGCGTTGAGCGAGCAGATCGCCTCGTTCGCGGCAGTGTCCCTGGCAGGAAGGGCGCGGCGCAGCGTCTCGACCGCCAAGCCCGTGTTCTCCTGGATGCAGGTGAGCGTGGCCGCCATCGCGATGCCGGGCTTGACCCCCGGCACCTTGGCCACGGCCTCGCCGATCAGCAGCAGAGCGGCGACGCGGTCCTGGGTGGGTGCCGGCAGGGTCGGGCGTGCACTTGGCGCCGTGTAGCTGCCCGTCTTGCGGATCGCCGGCAGCACCTCGTGTGTCACCCAGCGCTTGAAGTGCTTGGCCTCGCGCTTGCGGCTACCCAGCACCAGGCTGTAGAGGCCGGGCTCGTTGACGACGTTGACCTGGTCATTGCCGCGCGAGATGCCCTGAATTGAGATCAGGGCTTGCTCGTCAGGGTCCAGTCGCGCCAGGGCGCGGGTGGTGTTCGGCAGTTCAAGAACCGCGCACACATCCGCCGCGACGAACCACGGTTCGCCTTGGGCATCGGTAACGACCCGGACCGGACGGCCCTCGAAATCAAACGGGATCAGTTCGGTGCTCATGGATCACTCCTCCGAGACGAGGGCCAGCCGGAACGTGGGCTTGCCGGGCTTGACGGTGCGGGCGGCCTCGAACCCGGCGCGCAGTGCCGGCGGCCAGTTGGAGAAGCGCGATTCCGAGACGGAGTACTCGACGTCCAGGTAGTCCTCGACCTTCTCGCCGGCGGCGGCGATGCGCCGGGCGATGGCGGCCAGTTGCACCTGGTCCCAGGACACGCGCTTCGGGACATCGACCGTCACGCGCAGCGGTCCGTCCTTCAGGTGCACGACGCCGAAGTCCTTGCCGGCCTCAATGCGCGCGGCCTTGGCCCGTTCGCCATAGGCGGCATCGAGCGCCGCGTCGAACTTGGCGCGGGCTTGTTTGAGCCAGGCGAGCGCTTCGTCCAGGTGGCGGCTGATCTGCGCCTTCTGGGCGGGCGGAAGTTGAGCCAGCTGGCCGACGGACATCGCGGCGATGTCGGCGGGGTAGAGGGTCAAATCGCTCATCGCACCCCCTTCAGCGCGCCGCGCGCTCGGAGGTCGAGTCGTGCAGGGCGCCACGCTCGAACTCGATGACCGACTCCAGGGGGTAGCTGACGCGCTTGGACAGCTTCAGGTAGCGCGGGCCCCGCCCTTCGCTGCGCCAGCGCTGCAGGGTCTTGGGGCTCAGGCCCCAGCGCTGCGCGAGCTCGTTCTCGTTGAGGACCCGACGGTCGCCGGGAGACAGGCTGTTGATCGCATCGACCGGCGACCGGGGGATGGTGCTTGCCGTTGTCGGCAT